AGCCCTGCTCCTGGTCGATTTTAGCGCGCAGACCCAGCGCACGGGCGGTGGCATACGCGGTGGCGGTGGTACTGTTGACCGTATCCCATGCGAGGAAATCCGGCCAGATGACCATCAGCTCACGCTGGCTGAAATTCTGGCGGTAGGCTTTCACCTCGGAAATGGTTTTACAGCCCCATGCGCTGATATACCCGAAAGCGCGCAACTTCTGACACACTGATGCCAGTGCAACTGCCACCTCTTTGGTGTCCAGTCCCGGTACGCCGAGAATACGCGGTTTAACACCGGTTACCGACTCCGCCGCCAGCAGGGCTTTCAGTCCGGTGTACTGACCGTTTTCGTCGGTGGTGCCGATGATATTGGAAACGGTCTGCGCGAGTTTCGTTTCCTCGTCGTCGCCGGTGCCGTCTTCCACACGCACAACAACGGTGACCGGTTTTGACTGGTCGGCGATGGCCTGCAACGCTGCCGCCAGCGTGCCTTTTTTACCGGCCTTTGCAATTGCGCTCTGCACATTGGTAATCAGCACCGGTTTATTGAGGGGGAAGATTTCCGCATCCGCATCGCTGGCCGTGCAGACCAAGCCGACAATGGCAGTGGATACGGTGGAAATGACGCGGGTGCCGTCGTTAATCTCCAGCACCTGCACGCCGTGATGATAGTCACTCATCCGTTTAACTCCGTGGTTCATGGGTGCAACTATTTTCTGTTGTGCAGAGCATGAGACGCTATTTGACCTGGCTGGTCAGTGGATGAAACAACAGATAAAGAAAAGGCGGGCAATCCGCCCGCCTGTCCTGATTTGAACTTACTCATTTTCCGACTGACAATTTACATAGCCAAAACACTATCATTTCCCTGACGTTAAGTTGTATCTTTGATAGGATTAAAAAATGTATAGATAGCTTATACTACTGAGGGAACAAAAAATGACGCAAATTAGTGAACGATGGAAGCACAACGGCATTACTAAAGGTTATTGCAATATTTGTGGAAAATATGACCTCCTCACAAAAGATCATGTTCCTCCAAAGTGTGCCATAACCTTAGGTCCTGTTCTTCAGAAAACAGTTAGCGAATTTTTTGGTGTTCAGGAACCAGTTAAACCATTAAATGCTAAAAACGGCTCTTATTTCAAAACCATTTGCAGCCACTGTAACAATAAGGTGTTAGGTGGACTCGACGTTGCAATTGAAAATGTAGCAAAGTCCTTTAAAGAACAGTTGAGTCAATATATGAATGGTATGAGTGTATTTCCATTCATTAGAATACCTTTTGATAGCATATCTTTCACTAAGGCTATGATTGGACACGTGCTATCGGCAACTTCAGTTGAAGATTGTAAAAAAGAACCCGTAGATAGCCCCTTCTATACACCTTTAAAAGATTATGTTTTGGGTAAGAATCCAAGTTTTGAGGAGACTCATGATATTTACTACTGGTTTTACCCACACAGAATGCACATATCAGCTCAAAGTGTAGCATTTATGAACGAAGGACATGTAGCATTTATTTGTGCTTTACATTTTTTTCCTATCGGTTTTATTATCACAATTAAAAATGAAGGAATATACCCTGCACACTCAACAAAATTAGAGCTTAAAGATAAATTCCTTACATTTAACATGACATCTGTAAATTATGAGTATACGACATTTCCATTTGTAAATCTTAAGGGAAACCAAATGTATGCTATAAGCAACGGCCATACATGTGTGAGTTATCCAATAATTAAGTGACTGCTAGATCATAAAATCGACGCAAGTTCACTTTCTACATATACCATCTATAATGTCCGCTCTTGGCACAGAGCGGACTGTCAGATTAGGCTTTACTCTATGCAATAGATATGTAAGCTCATACAACTTATTGCGGCATTTCCGGCCATTCAGGATTTGCAGGATCCACACGGCTGACCAGAACGCTGTAGCGTTCCCATGCTTCCAGTCGTGTGCGCTCCTCGTCTGTTGCCATATTCAGCCTGACAGCGCGTTCCAGCGGCTGGATGACTGATTCAGCTTCGGAAAGCAATGCGGCCTTTTGTAATTCGGCCTGTTGTTGCTGTTCGTCTGCCGTATAAATCCGTTTAACTACAGCTCCATCCTTAAACATCCACTTACCGGAATCATCAGCGCGGCGGTTGGCTGTAATATCGGAAACCTCAACGACGCTAAAACCTTCAGGGTTAAGCGTGGAGGCATCTTTAGTGATGGCGACAATAATATTATTCTCGTCATAAAGAATTTTTATTGTGTCTTCCTGAAAGTTCTTTAATTCCTCGTACCAGTTTTTACCGTCTTCGGACCATAACCAGATAACATCAAAATTCTTTGTTAGCTGGTATTGTTCGACAGTTTTAGGGTTTCCAGACTTAATATTTTTTAAATGCTGCATCATTTACACCTGTGCGACGTTATACCATGTGCCATTGATGTATTTTTGTATTGGCCTGAATACTGCGGGGTCATCACCATCGACTTCACCGACAATACCAAGCCCGGTAATTACGTGCCCTGCTTTCTCATACATCACCCCTTTCTGCATGGTCTGGACAACACGTGTGCCAAGTCTGATATCTCTCACATAGCGGGAATCAAAGTTACCGTAATCCGAGGGATTAACACGCCCCGTAATATTTATGGTCTTATTACTTTGAATGCTTCCGGAAACAAAGCGCATAACATGGACGTTATTAGCATAAACATCCAGATTACCATCGCCATTTTGTTTAAATCCGGTATCGTTATCACCAAGAACAATAGAGTTCCCACCCAACGCGTTATTCGTGCCAAGTGCCAGCCCGCCATCAATCCTGGCACCATTACCAACAGACACAACTCCTGTTCTTAAGTTGATGCCGAATGGCCTTAATGGCCCAATATCTCCATTTTCACCCTCATTTTCTCGTGTAGGGATGATATACAGGTTTTCTTCAGAACGGCGAAAAATAGCCCCAAAAGATGAATTAAATATCCTCAGTGCATTGACTGTAGATATTTTTACTTCACTGCTGAAAAGGGCTTTAACAAGAACATACAGAGCATCCCATTTAAGATTCATCAGGTCTTTTGTTGTGGTGCTCTGGCGACTTCTCCATTTGAAATATTCATTGCCGTTGTCACCTGTTTCAAACCACATATATGAATCAGTATCGCTGTCGGCATCATTTTTAAATCCAATCTTTGCCCAGTCAGTATTTCGAATCCAGGCAAGGATTGAGTCGTTTTCAAAAGTAAGCCCACCGGACAAGGTATCGCCATTCTTTTGCACCGCGTTCCTGGCCCTGTTTACCGTTTCCTGCAAACCGAGGTATTCGATAACGGCAGTAACGGTCGCTTTAGCCAGAATATCCCGTCCGACTTTTGTCAGGGTTGCCAGGCTGGCAACATCATTCCCCGTAAAATACGGAAACCTGTCTGCCGCAGTAGCAAGCCCCGCCAGCGCCGTCAAAGTGGCATCTTTCGGTTGCTTACCCGCAAGCGCATTAGTCATGGTGGTAGCAAAATTCGGGTCATTGCCCAGCGCCGCCGCCAGCTCGTTCAGCGTATTCAGTGCGTCAGGCGACGAGTCTACAAGGGCGGCAATCGCGGCCATAACGAAAGCCGTGTTTGCGATCTGAGTATTATTCGTTCCCTGTCGCGCAGTTGGCGTCGTTGGCGTTCCGGTCAGTGCAGGGCTGTTTAATGGCGCTTTCTTGTTCGTTTCATCCATTACCGTCTTAACGGCTTTTGGTGTTGCGGCGAGCGTCTCAGACATGCTGTTGGTCGCACTACTTAGCTGGACAAGACCTTTTCGCGCTGTGGTAGCGTCCTGTGCGGTATATTTCCCGTTAGCAAGGTCATATGCGGCCTTAACCGCTTTCGGCGTTGCGGCCAGTGTTTCAGACGTGCTGTTGGTCGCATTGCTTAACTGAGTAAAACCTTTTGCGGTCAGCGAGGCGTCCGGGTGACGTCGTGACTGTTCATGCTCTGCAATTTTGTCATCAACGTAATCCTGCGTCGCCATCACCGTTGTGGTGTCAATGGTCAGCTCCACTGAGGCCACACTGCTGACGATGATGACCATGCGGCAGGTCTGCGAACGCCCTGAGCCTTCGGCAAGGGTAGGTTTATAACTTTCGGCCATGTTCGCCACGGCAATTAACGTTCCCGCATCATCGTACAGGCCAAGCTCTCGCATCCAGAAACCGCCCACCTCCGGCGGAATAACCAGCTCTGCGATAATATAATTACTGTTTCGTTTGTCCTGGCTGATTTTGTTCAGCGCATGTCGCCAGACTTCGTGGATAAGCCCGGTCTGTCCGGCATCCGGGACAGGCAATTTACCACCGCCATCCCCGACGGCCATCGTGGTAATGTTGACCTTCCGCCCTCCCGGCGCGGTTGCCGCTGCCAGCTTTGCTGCACCGGCAGTGGTGATAACGGTTTTGAATTTTGTGCTCATTATTCCTCACTTATCCGGGGTAAACCGTAATTACATCGCCGTCATAAGCCACACCACCGGCGAACAGGTAGCCGGGAATGTCCCGGGTAATGTTCAGGCCAATAAGGTGGCGGCTTGCAGGTTTGGCATCAGCAATCAGCCGTTCCATTTCCTGATACATTGCCTCTGTGATACCGCTTTCCAGTACACCAATATCAAGCCGGAAGGTGCCTGGCGGGTCACTGTTTTCCCACCACTCCGTCACGTTAATGAGATAGCCGAGCGGCTCCACCACACGCCGGATTGCGCCGATAGTGCCTTTATGACAGTGGATGAAATAGGCATCGCGGATAACGGCACGTTTGGTCGCTTCCGGCCACTTTTCATCCCACCTGTCGACCGAAAACGCCCACGCCAGCCACGGCAGCAGATTTGCCGGGCAGGTGTCCGGGTTCCACAGTTCACGAATCCTGACCGGCGTTTTTTCAATTTCCGCACAGGCTTTTGCGGCGGCAACTTCAAGCGGTGATGAGCCGGTCGGCAGCAGTCGCGAATCACTCATCCGAGCCTCCGGTCACGACGCGGTATTCAGTACAGAAAGACGCCTGCGTACTGTTGAGCACAATGTCGGCCAGTGGTGCGGCCAGCTCGACACGCTGCACGCCTTCCACATGCAAAGCGGCATAAATGGCAGACAGACGGATGTCGCGCCCCAGCCGGTGCTGTGCCGTGATATACGCTTCCAGCTTTTTCACAGCGGCAGCGCGAATGGGTTCGCTTTCGGGACCAGGGTAAAGGTAAAGCGTGGCGTTTATCTGATATTCAACGATGGCGGCAGACTGCACGGTCACGCGGTCGGCCACCGGCCTGACGTCCTCACCATTAAGGGCGTTACGCACCACAGCCAGCAGGTCTTCGGATGCGACGCCGTTATTTTCACGTGACAGCACAGAGATGGTGACACAGGCAGGAGACGGACTGGTGACAGAAATATCGGCGACACGCCCGTCAGCACTGCGACCATGATACTGATAGGCTCCCACTGACCCGGCGACGCTTAAGCCCTCAAAAGCCTGCTGAATACGCAGACGATAATCGGTGTCAGATTCCATCACTGCCGGTGTCGGCGGAATGGTCGAATCATCTGCCGGGGTGATAATCAGGCGCGTGGTGTTGTAATTGGCACCAATTACATCAAGGTCATTACCGGCAGCACAGGCCAGCATCACCGCCCGTGCGGCCTCATTCACACGCTGACGCCAGATAAGCTCACGATAAGCATTTTCCTCCAGCAGTTTGACGAGAGGCTCAGATTCCAGCGTCAGGGTACGGGCGACCGCCTCCTGCTGGTCTTCCGGGTAAAGGGAAATCAGTGTCGCCTTGCGTTCAGCGAGAATGGTTTCAAAGTCCAGCTCCTCGACCACATCCGGTGCGGGTAGCTGGTTCAGGTCGATAATCGGCATGGTTTCAACTCACAGGGATGGTTAACGAAAGTGGCTGGCCGGTGTCGTTGTGCTGGCCGGTTAACGTGACCGTCATTCGCCCGTCAAAACTGCGCGCCGTAGTGACGGATGACAGGGTGACGCGGGGTTCCCATTTCAGCACCGCCATGTAACAGGCGACCTTAATCTGCAACTCAAGCGCCGGGGTCTGCGGCTGGTCAATCATTGATGCCAGCAACGAGCCGTAATCACGACGCATCACCCGTGAGCCGACCGGTGTGCGCAGGATATCGCCGATACTCTGGCTGATATGCTCAAGGTCAGTGACAGTCAGGCCATCACTGCGATTCATTCCGAGATAACGCGCTGTCATAAAGGACTCCCGGTTGTGCCGCCGCTGTCGCCGGGGTGTTTATGGGTATGCAGTACCTTACCGTTTGATGAGAGTTCACCGCCGGTGTGTTCAATGTTGCCGCGCATCGTCCCGCCCTTCTGCACTTCCAGCGTGCCGGTAGTCAGTTTGTTGGTGCAGACCACTTCCGGTGTGTCCAGGGTGATGCGGGTTGATGCTTTCACCATAACCACCGGCACCGTGGCAGTAACAGAATCAGAAGCCATCACGCTGGCCGTTTTAACTCCGCTTACCGTGAGCGCACTGGTTTCAGGTTCATACTCAATCACCGCCCCGTCAGGGAAACGGATATGCAGGGCATCCGCCGACGCAGACGGCGCGGGGTTATCGCCGGAATAAATCCCCGGCAGAACGAACGCCGTGTCGAGTTCACCGCCCACGGCCAGAATCAGCACCTGTTCCCCCACGGAAGGTGCCCACCATGTGCGCGAACGTCCGGCGCGATGGGTCAGCCACTGAAGCCAGTCGGTGCACATGCCGCCGGTCTGCACACGGCAGCGACCGGCGTTAAGGTCGGTTTCGACGACAAGGCCGGTGCGGATCATGTTGCGCAGTGCGCGCGCGAGTTCCTGAATATTTGCGAGAGTGTTCATAACGGGAAGGATGCCGCCGGGTCATACCGGCGGCAATGTGACGATGAGGTGTCGGGGATGGCACAACTAACGGTCGAGGTGCGCCAGAATAATCTCTTCAATCATCTGCACATCCTCACCGGTAAAGCCGAGCAGAGGACGCGCCGGATAATCAATTTTCTTACCGTCTTTCCGGGTTTCTTCCGACAGACCGAACTGATGCACGCTGGCGATTTTCGGTGACTTCCCGCCGTAAAACTCCATTGATGCCTGTTCCGGGCTGGCGCGGATATGCAAAAAACGACTGGTGATAAGTTTCGCAAACATTTTTCGCTTAACACGACCAGTCTTTTTTCTGGCGCTCTGCTGCTGGCGTGGCGCGTAGGGTGTGCCGTCCGGGGCTTTCTGAGCCATCACCCGACGCTGCTGACTCTGCCGCAGACGTTTCGCCAGTTCGGCGCTCAGTCGCCGACGCCCTGACGGTGACAGCGATTCAATCAGTCCGGTCAGCCGGTCTTCAAAACGCTTAAACTCATTCATCCCTCTTGCTCACCAGTTCGCCATTGATATAAAGCTCCACCGGGCGGGTGACCGGCTCCGGCGGCGTGGGTTCCGGGATATTCTTCACATGCAGTGCGCCGTCCACCTCACTGACCAGCGTGCGCTCGGTCAGCATCAGGCTGATGCTGATATCAAAGCTGCTGTCATTGTTGATGTCTGCATAAAACGTGAAGCCCTTTTTCTGGCCTTCGTCAGTGGTCATGATGTCGGGCTGATTTTCCCGCAGCCACGCCAGCACCGGCACGATGAGCAGGTCAAAATCACCGGTAAAGTCGGTCACAATCACATTGAGCGTGTAACGCTTTTCGAATGACAGCGACGTCGCCAGTGTGGAGGCAATACTCCCGTTATCCACGAATATCCGCAGCATCTCGGGGCTGGTTTTCAGCACCGTGACGGCATCAGTCAGTGCCCTGCGCAGGCTGTCGGGTTTGAGCATCGTTTTCGTCCTGACAGTGTTTAATCATTTTTACCTGGCTGGCACAACGTGCCAGCGCGTTCTCAAGCTGCCGGATATCGGCACTTAAATCGCCGTTCGTCTGCGGGTCACTGCCCGGCATCGGGCAAAGGCTCACTTTCGGGCAGGCGTTGGCGACAATCACTGGCGTCAGTGCAGGCCGGACGCTGGTGCAACCGGCGCACAGCATCAGGCAGGTCAGCGCCATACCAGCGGCGAAAATCCTCGTTTTCATTAAGTAACCTCGTGATGGTTTTCTCGCGCAGTGCTTCACGCTTCGCGGCGTTCTCCAGTTCCTGACGCAGTGCCACCTGCGCCAGCTCGTTTTTGTCTGCCCTGGTGAGGGCAACATGAAGCTGATTTTTCAGCATGGTGATGGTCGTCTGCTGCCCGCTGGCGACGCTGTTCGCCCTGTCCAGTGAGGTGCGCAGGCTGGCATTTTCATGCTTCACCAGAAACAGCCCCGCCACCGCCAGTGATAACAACACAACCAGCACAGTCATCAGCTTTGACATGGTTCCCGCCCCTCAAAACGCTGACGGCAGGCCGTACGTATCAGCCGGAAGAACAGCGACGCCACGAGGTAAATCAGCGCAGTAAAAATCCACCCGGCAGCGACCAGCGAGATAAATGTCGCCACCATCACCACCAGAGCCGCTGCCCGCCTGCGCCACGGCACCGGCTGCAAAAACAGCGACGTGACAATCTTCACGGCCAGCGATTCCGGCGGCAGCTCCCGCCCGTAGCGTTCCAGCACATACTCCGTGGCATACACGCCGACACCACCGGCAACCACACAGATAACCGTCGCCAGAATCGCCCAGGCAGCGACAAAACTGACGACCACGCTCTGCGGGTAAATCAGGGACAGTGCCAGCATCAGCGCCAGCGACACGTGCAGCATCAGTGAAAGGGATAATTTCTTCATGGTGTTTACTCCGTTTAAGCCGGTACGCCGCCAGCGGTACGCCAGACGGTGACCAGTTTTTCCAGTGAATGCTCACGCTGACCGTAACCGGCACCCGGCAGGGACGCCCAGATATTGCGACAGCGTGAAATGGCGCGCTCAATGCGTCCCGCCCGGATGTCATCCAGTGCTCCGCGTTCGCGGATCAACTGAATGGCGAGTCTGTCCTGTGACAACGGACTAAAATCCGGCAGGGCAAGCTGTTTGCGGTAATGCGGCCAGAACAGGTAAAGCTGCTGATAGCGACCGGAGGCCGTGGATTTTTCACCGCGACGGTTAAACACCTTCGCCGGTCGGCCATGTGCGAACGGGTGGTCACTGTAGTCGGTGAAGATTTCCGGCTTTCCGTCCAGTCCGGTGACTATCACGTCATAGCCCCGGTTTTTCGTCAGCGGATGATTCGCCGTCCCTTCGGACACGGCCAGCATGTCGAGAAAGGCCGCGATATTCTGATGCGTGTTAATTACCGGCATTACTGTTTCCCCCTGCCCTTAAAACGGCGCTGAATGGCAATCTCAATCACCTGATAACCGGCGATACCCAGCATGGAGCCGATACCGCACACCGCAGGCAGTGACAGGTCAGGAAACTGCACCAGAACAACACCGGCAACCATCGAGACAAAACCACCGAGCAACATGCGCCCGATAAACAGACGCGGGGTGATGGGTTCACCACCGGCAAGCACCTTGCCGACAACAATCAGCACCCCAATCATGAAAAGCGACAGGACGCTTTTTTCTTCTGCTGTCATGCGTTACTCCCACAGATTGACAGTTTCAGCCACGGGCGCGGTCTGAACGTCGGGCAGTTCGACGGCGGTGCCGTGCGGCAGCACCGCACCCAGTTCAGCCAGTCCCGGATTTGCGGCGAGCACGGCCTTGAGCACGCCCTCAGTGCGCCCGTAATACCGGACACAGATGGCGTCGAGCGTGTCGCCCTGTAGCGCAAAGGTCTTCATCAGATTTGACTCACAATGCAGCGCGGCTTGTCCTGGATTCGCGCCACTGCCCAGCGCATATCCCGCCACAGCTCATCAATGGTGCTGTCAATGCTGTCGGCCTTCTTGTCGCCTTTGGCACTGGCATCCACGCCGCGATAACGCTCATAAAGCGATGCGGTCGCCATCGCACACACGGCGCGCTCGTAGTAAAAAACTTTGATGCTTTCACCGTCGATGTCGTCCGCCGGGACTTCCGCCAGACGCGTAAAACCGGCGGCAATTTT